TATTGAATAAATCATTTCTTGTCCCCTTACATTTTTGTGACGTGCGTGTTTATGGTATGCGTACCACCAGCACCAACGTATGTTTCGACAATTATTTTTGATGCCATACAATTCGCCCCTGGTTGCCCTGTTATGTCTATTGCAGCACCGCCGCTGGTTGCCGACACTTGGAACGTGTCAGGGTCTCCAGCCGTGTTTCCAACCACAAAATAGACGGCCCCTTCGGTAAGCCCTGTTGGTGGCGTTCCGGTAAATGTAACATTGTCTCCGTTTACAAGCACATGCGCTTCGGCAAGCAATGTGTTTGGTGTCAATCCAACCTGGAACGGAAACTCACTACCGCCATTTGCCGCCATGCCCTTGAACACAGAACCTGCGGAATTCCAAACCCCAACCCAAGCAACCACCGCAGCGGCTGGAAGGCCAGTTATGGCAACAGGGGAGGATATTGCCTTCTGCCTGGATGCAGCGGCGGAAAATATCGCTGTTCCACGGGCATAAGTGCCTCCGGTTATTTCGTTAGCGCCTGTGGTCGAATAGGCGGTATGTAGCGAAAGCTTGTCGCCAGTCACTAGCGCAAGGTCTAGGACGGTGTTTGTGTATGCGTCGGTAAAACTCATTGTTGTGTATCCTCACGGTTTCCGCTTTCAGGCTGCACGCCTTCGGCTGGTTGTTGGGTTGTTTGCATCGGGTCTTGCGGGTCTTGGTTTGGTGGCTGCTCCAGCTCTTCAAGCAGCTGTATTGATTCAGGGGTCATTGCAGGGTAGGTATTTTCGTTAAGTAGCGATTGCGCTATTTCAGCAGGTGTAACCACGCCAGCCTGCAAATAGATATTGTCAGTTTCCGCCCTTACTTTTGAATTTGCGGTCTTTTCGGTTTCTGATATTTGCCATAAAGGACGGAAATCAATGCCAACTTCTTCTGGGAAGTTGCCTGAATCGTTGGTTATCAAAAGTGTTGCCAACGTCTCTACTTGCCTATAGATAGTGGATTCTTGCTTGTTGCTCACCATGTCGTAATAATTGATAAGCTCACCTTTCCCGGTTGAGTTCAAGCCTCCTGGACTGTCACCAAAAAGCCTTGCCTTTGGTATTTCCGCCGAACCACAAACATCGTCGATAAACCGTCCCCAGATTTCCGAAAGGTTAGTGAAGTTGTTTGATTTCTTTTCGTAAGTTTCTGAATCATCAAGAAGGAATACCCGGTTGATTGATTTCATCAGCGCGGCGGTCTGGAATCGTTTTATTATCTTTTTTTCGCCGTCCTTAGTAGCCATAAGCTCACCCATACCAACGGCCTTGAGAACGTCTACGTTGGCCTCGTACAGCATTGAATGGATAATGTCCCTTGTGCTGTCGTACGATGTTATGCTGTCAATGACGTGCTGTAATTCGCTATCGCCCCAACGTTGGTTCGTTACCCAAGCTTGTTCCGGTAGCATTTGGCCTTCAAACCGTATGACACGAGTCCAATGTATCGTTTTTTGGCTAGTTGCGTGGATGTATGTTGTTGGGTAGTTAAAGTTTGGAGACTCTATGTCCGTGTCAACGTCTCCAGACCATGTAAGCATGTGCCTATCCATTACATGCAGGTAACTAAGGTCGCCTTTCTTAAGCTTGCTTATTTCTAATGGCTTGTGCAGTTCGCTTGACTTTGTACCGACAATTATTGCAGCTCCGCCATAAAGCCGCGCCCATTTGATCGCCTTGTTTACTTTGTCGCGCAATCCCCAAGGCTTTTCTATGTCGTCAAAATCAAAATCATCCTCTCCCTCGATGCTGACATCTATCCATTCCCGCGTCATGTCATCAGCAACGGAATTGACGATACGTTTTGCCAGCCACGAGCCACGATACATATTGTCAAGCTCCATCCATGACAGCGGGGTTATTTGCCCGTATCCTGAATAGCTCCGCTTGTCGCGTTCTGTCCCAAGCCCAGCGACTACGTTTTCAAGGCCGTCAACGGCGTATAGGCTAGTCATAAAATGATTTTTTGGTAATTGTCAACATGTCTTCTATCGCATCCATCAATGGGTCCACCTGGTCGTCAAAAGAATGGCTGTCATCCGCGCTAAATTCCTCACATTCTGCTATAAATGCCTGGGTAAATCCTGCATTTTGTGGTAAATGCACGTAACCGCTTTCAATGTAACCTAGATTATCACATATCCTAGTATATTTATCCACATTACGCTGTATTGCAACAACTGGTATTTGTGATTTCTTGCTCAATGCCTGTATCAATCCAGTGCCGGATACCTTGTCCTCAACCTTAAATGCGCGTAATTTGCCTAACGTTTGGTGATTAAAGTCAGGGTTTTTTGCATCAAAAACGTTATGCTTGTTCCAAAACAAAATGGCATTGCGCTCAAGATCTACGCTGTCCCACTTGCCGCGCCATAGGTCAACAAGGTAAATATTGCCGTCCTCGCCCTTTCCCCAGCATTCAAACACGGTATAGTCGTTCGATTCTTTTGTTTTTTGTGCGGTATCTGCGTATATGTTTCGGTATAAGAGCTTTGGAAGGATTGAATACATCCTAAAGTATTCGCCCTTGATGATATTGCCACCGATAAGTATCGGGTTTTGCTGGTACAGTGATTCAAAGTTTGCTGTTGCCATAGCGGACTTACGTTCAAGTATAAACTCCAGGCTCTTATGTTCCGGGAACAATGCCTCTCCTTCAACCCTGTTTTTTTCCTTGCGTACCGCTATGGCAGGATAGCTAACCGTCTTTACTTCTGGCATTATCGCCTTAAGCCTGCCAATTGGGTCGTCTATATGCCATCTTGTAAGTATGCAAAGCAGCCCTGCATCTTCACTAAAACGGGTAAAAAAATCATCCGTGAACCAGTCCCACTTTTTGTTCCGCACCGTAATACTGCCTGCTTCTTCCCTGCCCTTTATTGGGTCGTCAACTATGCCAAGGTCTAGCCCTTCTCCAGTGATAGACCCGCCTACTGTGGTATTCCTAAAAAAACCTTCCTGCCCTACATACTCAAGCAGCTCTCTATTACGTAAGAAAGAACCGGATGTTTTTGCAATTTCAGCATTGTTTATTAGCGTTTCCGGGAATATGGATTTGTAGGTCTTCCCGTCATAAATGCGTTGCAGCCTTAAGTTTGCCCTAATGCCTAGGCGTTCGGAGAATGAGGTATAGATTGTCTTTATTGATGGGTTTTTGCCGGAAAGCCACGAGATGAAATCTATTATTTGTTCTGATTTCCCGTGCTGTGGCGGTGCTTCTATAACCAGTTTTGGCTTTTTCCCTTCAACCAAGTCGTTATAGAACGATTGTAGGTGGTAAGCTATTTCACGTTGCCACCACCCTTTTTTCATCCTTGGGTTTATGAATTGCCGGTAAGCCCAAAATGATTCCCTGGCTTCCAATATTGCCAGCTGGTTTAGCAGTTCAACGTCCTGTACTTGATACTTACTCATCAAATATCTTTGTTGGAAGGTTGCGTTCCTTAAGCATTTCTTTCAATTCTTCAATTGACACTATCGCTTCGTGCTTGTGCGTTATGCCACCTGATATGGTTGCGTTTACATCCTTTGGTATTATCTTGCCGATCAGGTTCATGAACGCGGTGGAGTTTTCTTGTGCCTGTTGTGCAAGATAAGCCCTTCCTCCTGCGTCATCAAGCGCACCGCGTATCATATCCTTTAGCTCAGCCGTTACCTTGTTTGGTACGCCTGCTCTATTTCCGCCGCCTGTCTTATTTCCGTATTTGTCTGCCATGTTGTCTCAAAATATCTCAGTTTGTGACATTAGCCATATTTGATATATGTTGTCTTAAAGACAACTATATATCAAATTCACATAACGGTCAATCTGTCAACCCCTAAAAAACTGCACCGCACACCATGTCATCGTCAACATGTATGCTGCAAGGCCAGTGATTATTTTTGGGTCGTTAATTATTTGTATCATGTCCATTTTCATTCCTCGGTGAATATTAAAAAATTGTTTTATTAACACTTTACAACACCAATATTAATACGTGCGTAAGGCATATCAGGCTCATCTAAGCACCATACAATATTAGTTATTTTGTAGAAAGATTGGTCATCTATTCTTATTACTTGACCTTTTGACGGAGGGAAATGCGTCATATATTTATATATCACATCATCTTTTTTTGAGTTAACAAGTATTACATGCACTAAAACCTTTTCATTATCTATCATATAATTTCCTCGATTAATGTTAAAAATCAATTATCTATTTCTGTGTTGTACCTGTCAGGGTTTGCATAGCTTGGTGTAACGTCGCTGTTTATCAACGTGAACAGCCTAGCCAGTGCGTCGATCAGTTTGTTTATCAGTTTCATTTTGAAGTTGTCCTATATTAATTAAACAATTTATCAAAACCAGGATAGCTGAATTTTTTTGCCTCTTTTGCTTTTTTAAAAGCCTCTTTTCTTCCTCTTTTTGGGCTTATAAATCCTAGTGCAATTTGGTTTATGCTCATGATTTCGTTTACTGCTGGTTTTTTTTGTAATTTTTTCATTTTGTTATCCTCGGTTAGTTGTTAACTTGTTACGTTGGATACAAGTATACACGCATTAATTAATTTGTCAATTAATTTATTTAATTATTTTATACAGCAATCACATTTTCATCACTTCCACAAATGCCCTAATCCTAGCCTGTTTAAGCTGCAATCCCATGTCAGCCATATAAATCGACACCTTTTCGCAAAACGCTTCTTCCTGCGCTTCTGTGCCCCTCTTGTTGGCCTTTTCAGACATCATATAGAACGCTTCTGCGTCCTGTTCCCAGTTTTCCATTATTTTTCCCACGTTAGGTAACGACCATAAGTTAATTGGCTGCAATTGCAACCCAGGCCAATGTAGCATCTTGTAATCCTCCAATCAATAGGCAAAAAAAAGCCCTTGGTACATCATTGGACGTTACCGAAGGGCTTTTAAAACCACCGAGGAATGGTTTGATGCAAATATTACCACAAATTTATAAATAGTAAAACGTTGTTGGCCTTCTTGAATACGCAGGAATTTTAAGTTCCTTTGTTATTGGGTCTCGCCTAGGCCCACGCTCCTTCTTAACCTTTAGCCCTTCCTGTTCTACAAGGTAATTAACAAATGCTTTCCTACTTTCTTTCTTTAGCCACCTTGTTTTGTCATAAAACTCCACTTTTGAAAGCTTTTTTGCCTTCTTTATTTCAAACAATATGGTGTTTATCTGGTAAAGCAACTCGCTTTCAACATACCCATAATCTGATGAAAAGTTTTTTATAAACAATTGTTTTAACTGCTTTTTTGTATTGTTCATTAATTTTTACAAGTTAGTTTAAAGCTAAATATTAACACGAAATAAAACAGAATACAATCCGCGAATATCCGATAAACAGTAACCCGTTATTAACCAGAAATACGGGTTAATGGCTATATTTGGACAATCAACATATTGATTTTAAACAATAAAAAAATGAATACCCGTTAACCCGAAGGTTTTTTTGCTCTCTATAGGTATAAATAGGGATAGGCAATAAATTAGTAAAAATGTATATTATTGATAAATAAGCATTTGTTGTATATTTGGTAATTTAATGCTTAGTAGCTTACTATTTAACGGTTTAATATATATATGTATAATATTTTTTTTTATTATATATAATATACAACAACTTACTGTGCGAATGATTCTCATTTACAGCATTATTAACCCGAATATTTGACCTTCTGGTTAATACGGTTTAATCGGTTTAATAGGCAAAAAAAAAGCCAGCATCAAATCTGGCTTAGTCCATATATGGACTTTCTTTAAAAGCTAATTCCACCAGAAAAAACTTGTTTTGTTTTTTATATATCCTGCCCTTGTCCAATAAATACTGTATTTCATAATCCCTTTGTGCAGAGCTTAAGCCTCTTGTCTTTTCAAATAGCTCGTCTTTTGTTAAACCATTATAACCTGCTGATTTTATTGAACTTAAGCACTCAGACCACCTTACATTATTAGCCGTAAGCTTGTTTATATGTGGCTTAATTGCCACCATTGAACCTATCTCAATCGACATCCTTTCAAACTCCTCAATATATGCCTCCCTTATTTCAGCCGCCTTCTTTCCGGTAAATCCAAGAGCCAAAAACATGAACCAGTTCTTGGTTATCTCGTAACACCTTTCGGACTTTCCGTTTCCTGCAAGGTAAGAGGACTCCCCAAAATTGAGGAGTCGAAATTTATCCGAACATTCCAGTTTTTCAATGTCCCTTAAAACATTGTCATGACGTTTCCCAAAATGTCTGCAACGATAAGGCTAGTGGTCTTAATTTCGCCGTTGATAACGGTAAGGTTTGGCTGTGTAGAATAAATTTGTAACATTTTGTTTTCTCCAGGCATAAAAAAACCCGTGAAACCTGAGTGGTCGCAACACTCAAATAACACGGGCTAAGGTTTTAACCTTATAAATGTAACGTTTGCGACACGCAATTTATAAAGATTGCGTGGATTATAGCAACTTATTTATATTTTTACAATTCCAGTACTTAATTATTGCTTAAGTACTGAGTCTAATATCGAATAAAACCTACGCGCCAACCTAGCGTTAGGGTTGCATGCCATTATTTGCACGTCATCCCTCAAGCTTGGCCTTACGTATCCACGGTAATATTCCTTTTGCTTCTCCTTCCTGGCGATCTCGTATAGGCGCATGTATTCCTTTCTGTCGGTTTTTGGTTTCATTCACTTCCTCCAGTTACAATAATGATTCTTGCTTTATTTCCGCCTTGTCCGGCTCAACGTCGAAGAGGCTCACTTGCTTGTAAGCATTTTCTATGCGCTCACATGCAGCGTTAAAATAGTCCTCGTCCAGCTCAATTCCGGTAAAGCTAAATCCTAATTTATTGGCTGCAATCGCTGAACTGCCAGAGCCTAGATGCGTGTCTAGTATGGTTTGCCCTGGTTTGGCGTAGTTGGTTAGTAGCCAAGAATACAGATCACAAGGTTTCTGCGTTGGGTGAATCTTGTCTTTTTCCGCTAACACAGAACGCCTCCACATCTTTGCCGGACTTTGTATGCTCGTCCATGCAAGTTCACACATAGCCAAACTAAAATCATGAGGTTGAATTTTGTCCCATATAATAAAACATTGGGTTGCACCCAAATAATCCAAAAAATAATTCCCTCCCCATATTATTTGGTTAATAGACACTCTTTTTAATGAATCAAAATAAGTATTTTGTGGAATTTCAAAATCCCATGATTTTTTACTATGCATCTGCCTAACAGGATTAGAGCTTATTCCTATCCCATACGGAGGGTCAGTTATAGCCAAATCAAACGCCTTATCCTGCATCTCGCGCATAACATCCATGCAGTCAGTGTGGATTAGGGTGCAATGGCCTATGGTTACAATTTTCATCACTTCCTCCAAAAATAAGTGGTCGTCGGTTTCTTTGCACGTTCCGACGTGGTTTCCTCGGTGAATATCTTATTGCTGTCAAACAGGTCTGCAAGCACGCGCTTCTTAAGCCCTGATTCGACGCATCGGGTCTTGTCGTAAAACTTCTCTTTCGTTATCCCTTGTTTCCCGGCTTCCTTTATCGCACGCTCAATGACCTTGACATACTTCTCATTTTCATTGTCAGCTGCAAGGTGGCAAAACTTCTTGATAAAAACTTCACAAGACTTTTGTACGATACGCGCGCACCATTCCAGCACCATCATATCCTGGCATTGGTCTATCAATAACGACATTGACACGGAGCGCACGGCAAGCCGATGGTAAAAAGGCTTGAACAATGCCTTGTCGCCTGTTTGCCGCCCAATCGCTATGGCAAGGCCGTTAAAGTAATGCTCCAATTCTTCCTTGCGTTCGATATATTCCTTGCTCGGTATCACTTCCTTGCTCTTTAACATAAACTGACCGCCCTTAATCAATTCTAAGCGGCGTTTGATGCTTTCAGGCACGGTGGCATTGCTTGCTCGGTTTTGCGTTATAGGAACGTCATTTAAACCAAATATCACCATAAAGCGAGCCAAAGAACCATCCGACACTTCGCTTGACTTTAGGGAGTCAATAATTTGCCGCTCGGTACTCATTCCAAATACCGACAAGTTAGGCTCTGTTATCTTCCTCGCATCCTGCCCCTTGCGTTTCTTGTCCAGGTAATAATCGCTCCCGGACGTTGCACATTTCGTTATGATAGGCATGATCTCGCGTGAAAACTGGTTGGATGTCTTGCTGTTTATGCTTGCGAAATAATGCCCCGCCTCGTCTATCTGTAACAATGCCGACGGGGTTTCGTTGATCGCATCGACCAAAGCCGCACCGGATGCCATGTCACCATAAACATGGTGACCCATACCGACTGCCTCCAATATCCGCTGGCAAGACTTTAAAGGCCAGTCCTTTCCCTCCCCGGATTCAGCCAAGCATAGGCTCATAAAGTTACCCTTTATCCCCTGCATGTTGTAGTTGCGACCGTAAGCTGTGGAAAGCACAGACAATGTCGCGGCAAAAGCAAGGGCAGGTTGTACCTTTATGCTCGTGGAAATTATCCATTGCTGGATGTCCCTTGCCAACCCCGGGAACGGTATCATGTAATCTATTTCCTCGGTGATGTTGGAAACCCACTCCTGGGCTTGTGGCTTGTCGTCCTGGACAACCTCAATAAATGGGTTTAGCTCCTCGTCGGTGAATTCAAAAGATAAATCCTCAAGGCTCAACATAAGCTTATTTTATTTGTCTTCATTTTTAAAGCCCTCTATTTTTCCCTCAAGGCTTAAAATCAAATTCGTAAGCCTTTCATTTTCGTTAAGATAGTCTTCCTTAACTTGCGCGAACTCCTTAATAGTTTGTTTTGATTGTTCTAAACCAATATGCAACCCGTCTTGAAACTTTTGTATTAAAAGTGTTTTTTGGGTTGCAATTATGGCTTTTATCCTGTTATTAAGCGTATAAATTTCTTTGTCTTTATCATTGCATGATTGGCATTTCATTTCTTTCCCCAGTTGACATTTTTATCACCTAGCTTTTTTTTGCAGTTACATCCGCTGCATATTTCATTTTTTAAAATGTGATAAGTGCAAATGTCGTTTTGCTCGCCATGCGTCCTAACCCAGTCTTTTAAGGTCGATATGTAGATTTTCATTTCATCAATTTCAACTTGCTTGGTCATTTTCACCCCTAAGCGTCTCATTAGATTTTAACGCGCCCTTGGTCGCCAACTCAACCCGGTAAGCTATCGCGTCCGTAAGCACCAAAGGCCACCTTCGCACGCTGTTCTCATGTATCCGCAACGCCCTGGCTGTAGCGGCTTTGCTCCCAAAATGTTCTATCACTTCTTTTTTTGTCATTTTTCCTCCACATAAAAACTATAATAGTCATAAATATCCCTGCCCCATAATGACATCGTACGCATACCTTTTTTTAAGATATCAATCTCTTCGGCTTGCTTATGGATGATCTTATCCTTTTCATCCAGCTTGGCTTGACTTGTCTCTTTACCTGCTTCATAAGCTAATTCTATGTGCTGGCCATCGTATGAATATACTGGACACCTATAATCACTATACCTTGGTTCTTCACCAAACTCATCAAGATGTCACTTTTCAAAGTCTTCGTTCATCACTACACCTCAATTAATTTAATTTACAAAATGTAAAACATAATGTATACTAAGTTACAGCTTAAATCAACTAGGAAACAAAAAAAATGGGCAACTTAATAGGATGGACAATTTGCATAGCCTATATGGCTATGTCGCTTTATACGCTTTTTTCGGGGGAAATGTGATGGACAAGCTTAGTGAAATATACTCAGTTAAACCTGATGAAAATGGTAATAGAAAAAAAATTACGCGTGCTGAACATATATTGCAACTTGTTTACAATGGGGATATAGAGGATGCGCTTATTGAAATTGTTTCTTACTTGTCAGAAAAGGAATTAGAAAATGATATGCAGGAAACTTATGATTCAAAACGGATGCAAAAAAAATGACATACAAAAACGACGAAGAATTTAATTTTGAAAAGCGGGACGCATTGGATGCTGTAATGGAATTTATATTAATGGACGCAACAAGTCAAAAAAAAGAAATAGATGGGGTTTATTTTAATGAAAATCATGGGGACAACGAAATGGCTGGGACACAAGACGAATGGGACAAGGCAAGCCAAAATGTTTGGGACAACATCGACAATGGTATTGATGATTCCTTGGTTATGGTTGATGGGACAAAAGAGCTGTTACCTGTAACAACAGCATCACAAGATTTGATGGACGAAATAATCAATGACATGACAATGCTTTCGGCAAAAATGGAATTGTTGATTGACATGGTTAACTCTAAATAACTTGACAATTAAAGTTTTTTAAGAATATAATAAACCGTACATTAATTTTAGCATTCAATAACGAGGATTTAAAAATGGATATAAACGAACTAACCCTAGGCCAAATCAAAGAAATAACATCGCTTTTAGCTGTATCTACAAAAAGCAATGAACAGGAATTTAAAAGCCCATTGCTCAATAAATATGTTCTGGTACGTACATATTCGGCAGGGGTACATGCCGGGTGGCTTGACAAGCAATGTGGCGAACAGGTCATATTGAAAGACAGCCGCCGTTTATGGTCGTGGGGTTCTGACGGTGGTGTCGCCCTTTCTGGTGTTGCACAATTGGGGCTATCATCTGGAAAAAAAGTTGATACAAAAAACCCGGTAATTCATTTGACAAATGCAATCGAAATAATCGGGTGTTCCGATGTTGCAAGGAAGTCGATTGATGAATATAAATAAATTCATTGAAGAACCCGTTGACTCAGTTGGCAGCGGCGACGGCAGCGGAGACGGCGGCGGCTTCGGAGACGGATTCGGATTCGGCGGAGGCTACGGCGACGGCGACGGCGACGGCAGCAATAATTAAATTACTGGAGTAATTATGAAAAACGACGAACAAAAACCCCACATGAAAATGTTGGTGATAGATGAAAAACAGCACACGGAACTCAGGCAAATTGCACTGAACCGTGGGCTTAAGATATTTGAGCTGACTCGGATTATGGTTAATGAGTTCACCAAGGCAAACAGCCATGAATGAGGAAAAAAAACCGTCATTTCTGGACGGGGTAGGTATTACCGACGAGGTAATCAACGGGCCTTACTTCGGTATTATTTATGGGTTGCCTGGTGTTGGTAAAACTACGTTAGGGAAATATGCAGAAAAACCTTTTTATATACCCCTTGAAAAAGGGGTTGAAAAAGTGACCGGGGTAGGGAAGCCAACAAAAGCAAATCCAAAGACAGGAAAGCATGAAATAATCATGCCGTCCACAGAGGATGAGTTTTTCGAGATGATGAAATGGGTGGCCAAACATCCAGAAGGGTACAAAACCGCCATTATTGATAGCGGCATATTCCTAGACCGATTGTTTATTGACCAAATAATTGTAAAAGACCCATATGTTAAAAAAGGCACGGACGAAAACAGGAACGCAATTTATGCAGAAGTAAAAAGCATAGCTGATTACAACTTTGGTACTGGTTACGAAAAGTTAAAGACTAAGTATGAAACTAGGTTTTTTTCGGCTATAAATTCAATGCACAAAAAAGGGATTAACGTTATCCTGATAGCCCATAGCCGTGAAATATCGGCAAGGGACGATATGGGCGACGAGTACAAGAAAAACACCATGGATATGGCAGCGTTCGGTAAAATAAGCATCCCCGCAGTGCTTATGGCTAAAGCTGACTGGGTGATTTACATGTCAGCCAGCGTGACTACTGACAAAAAGCGCGGGGGGTTTGACGGCAAGAAAATCATAAACATTGCTGACAAGGACAGCCAAAGCACGGTAATAGCTTACACACGCGGTAACGGTGCTTTTGATGCAAAGGTACGGACTGAAAAAGTCGAATATGTCGATGACCAATATATTTTAGACATACGAGACGAATCGACTTCAAGAAAGTTGTTTGAAGATTTAACTAAATAAACCAAAGAGGATATAAAATGTCATTTAAAAAAGACACAAGCAAAGTGCGCTCATTTTCAGGTGGTCCGATCAAGGAAACGGGGTTTTATGCTCTTACCATAAACAAGGCATACGACGACAAAAGCAAGGAAGCATTGTCCGAGTATATAGTCCTTGACTGCTCGACAGAAGCAGGGCAGTACGCAACGGTACGGCTAACTCATATCAAAAAGGACGGCAACCCAAACGACATGGGTATCGAGCAAATCAACGACATGATGGTGCTGCTTGACCTTGACGAACTCAAGGCAGTTCCAGGCCGTTTGATGCTGCGTGATTGGAATATAAAACAAGACGTTGAGCAAAAAAAGATGGTGTACAAAGAATTGATAGGTAAAACTATCGGTTCTGTGTGGCAAATGCGCGAAAGCATCAAATTCGGAACTGTTAGCGAAAAACAGGTAAGGGCAGAATTCCTATGCTTCTGTGATGCCGAAACCATGGCTTCTACTTCTGAATTTGTCATGGAAGCAGAGCCTGTATCAATCCAAAAATATATCAATACATTGGATGCAGTAAAATACTTACCTTCGACGTTAGACGCGCATACCATAAAGCAAGCGCAAAACCAGCCTAACGCTCCGGTGCAAGACCCGGTAAAAATGGACTCAAAAGCGGATGAATTTGATGATTTTGATGACGATATCCCGTTCTAAAGAATAAGGATTATTAGCCACGGACGGCAACCACTAATTTAAATTAAATACAGGATAAACAAAATGAAAACATTAGCCCCAAAAATTGAAGTGACAGAAGTTGAAAACGAAGGTCTTGTTTCACTTTTGGGAGAAACAATTACTCTTTTTTGTGCAATTTATATCTATACTGGAAAGCTTGTCGTCGTAAATGACAAGTATGTAAAGCTTGAAAACCCTAAAATAGTTTACGAAACTGGCGGATTCGATACAAAAACATGGAAAGACGCGCAAGCCTTACCGTATGAAATATACGTCATGACTGCAATGGTTGAGTCATTTGGGATAGTTAAATGATTGTCACGAAAAAGAAAAGAGACAGGATTGGTAGCATGAGCGGGAGCAGGAGCTGGAGCGGAAGCTGGAGCGGAGGCGGTGGCTATAGCAGAAGCTGTAGCAGGAGCGGGGGTTATAGCAGGAGCTGTAGCAGGAGCGGGGGCTGGAGCTTGAGCAGGAGCTGGATCTGATACAAATTAATTTTAACCGAGGATTAAAAAATGGCTACAATATACGACCTAAAAAAAGAACACGAAGCGGCTTTGTCAGAGCTGGAATTTGCCGAAGATGACGAACAAATCCATGATGTATTGCTTCGCATACATGGTGACGTTGACAAAAAACTGGAATTCCTTACCACCATCCTTGCCGAAGCAATCACCAAGTCAGACATTTCAAAAGAAGCATTGCGTTCTGCAACCGAACGGCTAAAGAAAAACAAGGAACGCGACGAGCGGACGGTAAACAAGCTGCGTGAATTCATCCTGTCAATTCTTGTCGATTTCAACATCTCTAAATTTAAGGGTTCGCTGCTTAACCTAACCCATCAGCTCACTCCAGGGTCTCTGGCATTTAGCGAAAACTTTGACATCGAAAAGCTACCGCCTGGGCTTGTGACTGTAGTGCCAGAACACAAGGAATTGAACAATAAGGAAATTGTGCAAATGCTTAGGGATGAAATATACAGGGCAGACCTTAAAAAGCTAGACCCGTCCATTGCAGTAGTCACGTCCGACTTGTTGCCTGGGGTGATTTTGGAACGGAAAGAATCGTTGACGGTGCGTTAATATGGAAGATATAAACCTTTTATTGGATTCAATAGACCAAAGATGGACGCAAAGCGAAGCCATAAAGCTATGTTGCGATATTTATATTGAAAATACCGCCCCATCTGGAGGATGTCTATATAAGAGTGAAGGGACAACAAGGAAGGATTGCGACATTTTGTTTTATCGCATTAGGCAAGTAAAAAAAATAGATAAACAGCATCTTTTTAAAATACTTTCCAATATTGGCATTTCAATAACCCATGATTATGGGTGGTGCGTTAAGGAAAAATATAAGGGGAAAAATATAGACATGTTTTTTCCGGAAGATGACGGAAATTATGAACAATGAAAAAGGAACTACGAGGATATCAACAAGATGCATGTAAAGCACTGGACGGCGCGTACAAGAAAGGAATGCCAATACCGTACGCATCGTTGATTACAGGGACTGGAAAATCGCTTGTACTGGCTGCGTTGACAAACCGTTACATCAATAACGATGAGCGGGTAATTCAGCTCGTACCGCGCAAGGAATTGGTGGAGCAGAACTATATTGAAGCGTTCAACTACATGGATAAAAAGGACGCGCTCGGTATCGTTTGCGGTCAGTTAAGCAAGAAGCAAAACACCAAGCAAGCAGTAATTGCTATGGCTACCAGTTTTGTCAATATCAGCGCATTGTCCGGCAAGTTTGATAGGTTATTGATTGATGAATGCCACCGGGTGCAATTAAGGCAGGAAGGGGATAAAGGCGCGTACCACAAGATTATCCATAACCTGTTGACCGTCAACCCTGCAATGAAAATTGCAGGTGTCACCGGGACTCCATATCGGTTAGACCAGGGGGAACTGCACGAAACCAGCCACAAGACCAAGCCATTTTTTACGCATAAGGTTTACGACAATACGCAAGACCCTGGCATAAAAAAGCTAATTAATGAAGGGTATTTGAGCCACATCGAAACGCTTAACGCTAATATTAAAGTCAATATGGATGGTGTTCGCGTGGTCGGCAATGACTACGACAAGTACCAGTCACAAGTAAAGTTCGACGCAATTATTGACGATGCAGTGGAAGATATGCGAAACCATTTCGACGAGAACAACATCAATACCGCGCTGATATTCACATCAAGCATAGCCAACGCCCAGCATGTGATTAATTCATGGGGAAAAGACAACATGAGGTTAGTGTGCGGAGATTCGTCTATCTGTACCGAAGGCCAGCGCAAGGTCGCTATAGAATGGATGAAAAACGGTACTGGCAAGCGTTACATCATTAACGTTGACATACTTACAGAGGGATACGATTACAAAGCCCTGCAATGCGTCGTATTGCTTAGGGCAACCATAAGCCCTGGTTTGCTTGTGCAAATGGTAGGCCGCATTTTTAGGCCACATGAGGATAAGTCATGCGGGTACTTGCTGGATTACGGGACAAACATAGAACGCCTTACCGATGGTGGGATTGACAATATAATCGTACCAAAAGTGAAGGAAAAACGCGGGGAAGCACCAAAAAAAGTATGTACCGCAATTAACGGGCATATTGTATGCGGACACGTCAATATCATAGCCGCAAAAAAATGCTCTAAATGCAAGGCCGAATTCATCAGCTTGAACGAGGACGGAAACTACTCCATGCGTACAGTTGCCCAGGCCATAGCGGAGAAAGAAGCGGTTGAGCGTACGGTTTATGAAATATCATCCTTAGCGTTCGAGAGCTATTTCAAGACCGACCACGCCATGATAAAGATGCTGTTTATGGTTGCGTCAGGTAAGATAATCCATACGGAATACCTTTGCATTGAGCATACGGGTTCAGCCCGTGGCTTGGCTATCGCCAAAATAAAAAGCATCATGAAAAACCCCCATGCAGATTGGTATCAGATCGGGAAGTTTGAGGGTGGGCATAATGTCAAAAACTTGTTGTTTTTGTTGAACGACTACTACGACCAATACTTTAAGCGTATCAAGACGATCACGTTAGTAAAGGATGGTAGGTTTAATAAACTTTTATCATGGGATTTTTAAATGGACATACTGCAAGCACTATCAAAACAAAAAGAAAAGCCATCCGTTGAGGAAAGGCCAGGGAAGATAATGCCGGACGGCCTATGGTCGATCAGTGACGCTGTTTTTAACTCCACACTGTACCGCCTTGGTGTCGATGTCAAGACGGTTATAGAGTGTATGGCAGAACCCGTGGAGTCACGGCCTTGGTACTTAAACTATTTTGAGGGTAAAAATGAAAGAAAAAAAGCCTAAAATTATCTACCCGACTGAATTTAAGGAACAATGCGACTTTGTGGCATGGTTCAGGGATGCTTATCCAGGCGTGGTGATAATGTCCATACGCAATGGCGGCTCACGATCACCAAAGGAAAGCCGCGACCAAATGCTGGAGGGGCTTTATCCTGGTGCTGCTGACTTGTTTATCCCTGCTTGGTTGTGCTGGATTGAGTTCAAGCGGGTGAAAGGCAGTGTATTGAGCGACCATCAAAAGGCGTTCAAGGCTTATGTGGAGTCTATCGGTCAAACGTATTTGTTGGCTTATGGGTTTGAGGATGGCAAGCATGTATTAAATACATTTATTGAATCCACGGAATTTCCACGATAATTAAAAAATAAAACTTTACATTAATTAAAATACCTGAAATAATGGCAACAAGTTAAAAATTTACCACCAAACCGAGGATAGAAAATGAAATTAAAATTAGCAATATTTAAGTCGCCTTTTGGTTACGATACGGCTATTAATGAAGATAGGTCAAAGCAAGAGGTTTATTCAGACCATACCCAACTGACTGAATTCGTTGATGTGTACTTCCCTGAACTTACCAAGGATGTAATCATTGCACAACAAGTAAAAATAGTCGATGGCCTTATCGAAAAGGCAAAGCAGGAAGCTATCGAGAAAATGAATGAACTTCAACAACGCAAACAAGAGTTGTTGGCATTGACACAAGAATAATGTGCGCTCCACATTAGCCACTAACCCTGCCTTTATTGGCAGGGATTTTTTTAACCGGGGAACATAAAATGGCAGAACTAACACAAACATTTGAGTTAAAAATATGGGTTAATGATAAAGAATATTCATCAACCGTCTCATTCGTTGACGATGGCAATTACACTGTAAACCCTTGCCCTAACGTACGTTTATTGTCAATAGCATTTGAACCCAACAAGTTCACCGATGTTGACCTAATGGATTCCAAATACTCATGGTTGCTTTATGACGAACAGCAAAAAGAAATTATCGAAGCGATTGAACGCCAGCTGTGCGTTGATTTTTACCGTGGGCGCGATGAGTTAAATTCAGAAAATAGTTGTTAACCGTGCCACGCGGGGAGGTCGTGGATAGTGGAAGCCGGGTCGATCTGCTACATATAAAAAATCGCCGGGGGTAGCGGTACTGTCGAACCTCGTGTTGCTTACGCTGCACCAAATATGACGGACGCGCATATCAGCAATGCCCCGCCTGAAATGGCGGGTTTTAACTTAAACTTAAAATACTGAGGAAATTAAAAATGATTAAAAAATTAGCTTTATTTGTGATGTTGTCACCAATGGCAGCTTATGCAACATGCGGCCCTAACCACGACCAACCATGCAGCACACCAACACCAACCACCAATATAAGGATTGATAATGACGCATATTCAAGGTCGCAAGCCAACGCCAAATCAATCGCAAACGCTGGCGCGGTCTCTGGTAGCTTTTCCGGTGCTAATGCTCAAGGTGGGGCGGCTAGTGCGAACGGTGGCGATTCTAGCGCACGTAGCGGTGCAAATAGCGGCGGTAATACGCTTAGTACATCGTACAACCAAGTAAGGCAAACGCCATTCGCTTATAGCCCTGGGCTTGCTGCGTCGTTTTCACAAGATAACTGTGCCAATAGCGCAAGTCTTGGGGTCAGTGCTGGTTTTGGTGCGATTGGTGGCGGTGCTCCGGTAGAGTCTGACGCATGTAACCGCCGTAAGGATGTAGCGTTATGGCTTGCCACCGGGCAAAACCGTATTGCGTGTGAACGCATGACAGACGACGAGGCAAACAGCGACGCAATGAAACGGGCAGGGCTTGATTGTTCAAAGCTTACCGCGCAACCTGTTGCGGCTGTGGTATCGCAACCCGTACGCGCTTCAAACGTACCAAACGATGACCAATGGGCAAAGATGGACATGCAGCGCGACATCATGATTAACCAAGTCATGGCTAAACGCCACAACAAACAAAGGCTCAATAACATAAGAAACCTTGTAAAAAAAGTTAAATAATACACAAAATACTTGGCATTATTACCATATATTAAATAAATAAATTATTGTATTAATTTAATAGGTGTGCTATCATTATTACAAGTTTGATAGCACATCAAACCTAAACAACATTTAAATTTAACCGAGGAACAAAAAATGAAAAAATTATTATTGGCTTTACTTTTAACCTTGTCTTTTTCTGCTAATGCGGAATGGATTGAGGTCGTACATACCGACAAAATCATAATGTCGGTAAATTATGCCGGGATACACCGGAATCAAGACGGTACATTGTTATACCAAGCGAAAGCAGAAGTTATCAATCCAGAACCCGAGGTTTTTGAAGGCCATCAATACAAAAGCGTACTTGCCACATACCATGTAAATTGCACGGATTTAAAATGGTCTCGCGAATGGTTTACCGTTTATTCTCAAAACAACCTTGAAAACATTTCATATTTTGATCGTGTCCATTCTGCATGGTTTTCATGGGGGAATAACAAATGGAAAGACTTGAACAAAAGCGTTTGTGCTTGGCATTAAAACAATAGTCCATACATGGCCTAGGTAATATTACCTAGGCTTACACTTTTCCGGGGAGTATAAAATGAGCAGGTCAGGTTTCCGCAATACAATAACACGCATTAAAGACGCACCAGAATCAAGCCCAATTGCAGTATTTATCACAGAAGATGGGGATTATTTTAATACAGTCTTTGCAAAAACGGCACGCACAAAAGGCGCAATCAGGGCAAAAGACAAAACTTTGGTTGGTGTCTATCATGGTGGGTGTGATTTGCACCAAGTCAAGAAAGAGTTGGCTAAATATATTAGGAGGTCGTGATGATAGTCGAACGTAGGAAAACACCTAGGGAAGCAGTCAAACCTAAAACAGTCCCAATCTGCAAGGTTGAAAAGATTGGAAATTACGGCCTGTATTTCGCACACCGCAAAGGCGACACAAGGCCTGCACCTGGGACGAATTACCTTAATGCTTGGTTAAATTGGTGTGGACGGTTTATAAAGTAATTTAAACGAAACATCCGACGATTAGCGTCAACAACTAATAATTTCATGGTGGTTAAATAATGGACATTGAAGAAATAAAGGCGCGTTTGGCGGCGGCATCAAAAGGCCCTTGGCACGCGACTAGAGCTGCGTCACAAGTTATAAGGCGTTTTAAATGGGTAAGCCAAGATTACATAGCAGAGGATGACTGTATTTTGGATGGTGACAATAACGAAATACTGGGTTGTTCTGAATGGATGCGCGTGGATTGGGAAAATCTTGAGTTCATGGCTCACGCTCGGAAGGATATTGAGGATTTTATTTCGACCACAGAAGCTATGCAAGCTAAGCTTGACGCACAAGCAAAAGAGATTGAAGCTTTGCGCGGGTTTGCAGAATATGTGCTACATAGAATTGGAATATATGACAAGGCCGCTATAAAATTTAATCTTTATGACAAAAACGGCAACCCAACAAAGCTACTTACGGGGGAATGATGAGCATTGAAGAATTGAAGACAGACAAGAAGGAAGAATTAAAACCTTGCCCATTTTGTGGCGGAGAGGCGGATGTTGTCCAGTTCGGAAGCTCAAGAAGATCGGCAATCGTTGAATGCACCGACTGTGGCTGCACTCTTGAAAGTAACGAAATCGGATTTGGTCATTTCTGGAACGAACGTCGTGACAATGTTATCAAAGAAAAGCATGAAAAAGATTCGCCAGTATTTATGCGCGGATACAGTGCTGGTATGAAAGATAGGAGGCTAGAGGATGCCGAAATTATGCGCGAAGCCCTTGGCGCGTTGGAATATCACGTCGAGCAGACACGTCCTATCGAAAACACAAATTTAATTATTGAAAAAGAACTAGATGTTATTGGATCGGTTGAAATCAGAATTTCCCGCGATCAAGTATTAGAAATAACGGTTGCTGAATTGATTTCAAAATTCAAAGCGGCCAAAGCAAGAAAAGATACTGAGGCAACGAGCATCTTTTCAAAAGTGCTAAGGTTTTATTTGGACGAAGATGAATTTAATGCTGTTGATGCAAACACCTAACTAAATTTATACACATAAATAGGTGCATAAAACCTAAATCCGACCACAAATCGGCGACATGCCCACAGAGCTGCTGCGCGGCCTTCCGGTGCTGATCCAGCGAGTCGTTATGTCGGAATCAATATCCCTGGAATTTAGCGGGGCAACGAATAAGCTGATGGTGGTGAAATAATGAGCGAATACGAAATAAACCTTTATCCAGTTGCCGTATCTGACGAGCCAGATGCACATAGGGTTGTGTTAAAGATAGATAACCAAAGCTTTAATATTGGCGATTATTATGAAAGCCTTGAGTTTGCGGAAGGAATGAAGGATAGCCTAGTTGTTGCCTTGGATAAGTTAGTGAAAGCCAAGCCGGATGCTATAACCAACAGCGAAGATTTTGAAAATTGGGCTGTAGAAAATAATATGGACATTTGCCGAAATGGCGAAGGATATATGCATGATGAAACTCAGTACGCGTGGCAAATATGGCGCGATGCTGAAAAATCTATGCAAGCCAAGCTGGACGAGTGCACGAGAAGCCCCGCCACGGACGCATCCTTTCCGGCCACGACAACATAAGACAGCAAGCACAAAACACCCACGGCAACGGTAATTTTTAGCCAGAATTCATATTTGTTCACTTTACCCTCCCATGCAACATGATCTCAAGCAAAAAATCCTTGACCTTAAAAACTTTTCCGCACATGGCGCATGGCCACTGGGTATTACCATCGACCTTAACCCAACCATCACGTTTAAACTCATGCTTGCACCGCAAGCTGTTCACGCATAAAAAAGCCCGGAATTACCCAGGCTTTTCTTTGTCATAATTAAATCAATTATTAATCGCTGTACAAGTTGCCATCAAATGTCACCACACTAGCCGGCGTATTTGAAGGCCAGACAGGGTTTGCTATATTAAAATAGACGTTGTCTTGTACCAAGTTTCCTACGCTTACCCTTGATTGATCTACGCCAACTAAGTAACCACCTAACGCCCCTGTTTTCCTTACAGTATTCCTTCGTACTATAATATCCGCCGCACCTGCAAAGTAAAAGAAATCGTTATTTGCAGATTTAATAGTATTATGTTCGGCAATAATATTCATTGCGTTAGAAAATGAAAGCGGTGCTACATTTTCATTGAATATATTGTCAGAAACTATCATATTTTGGTAAACATCGTCGGTAGTTATGGTACGGTCATTAGGGCATACAGGTGAATAAGCTTTAAATCCGCCGCCGATGTTATTGCCAAAATAGTTATTGACAACCTTAAGGTTAATTACACGTTGAGGACAGCCATTTACCTCTGCATCAAGACCCAAACCTGGAGGGGCGTAAAACCCTGATTGCCCTGTGTTTACCAGCCAGTTTTTCTCAATCGTAATGTTAGACCCGCTAATTACGCTAATTCCCTGTCTACGGTTATTATTTAGCTTCATATAATTAACCGTAATATTATTGCCAAGGCTATTGTCACCTCCAATGTAAATCCCGTCGCCATTAGCCAATGTAGCAGTGCCATCTGAGACAACTATATTTTGTGAATCAGTGATGCTAATTAAATGCCCACATTCGTCCGTGTCTGTTGCAGCGCAATCAGACGGTATATCAGCATTGACGTGCGTCAATTTATCACCGATTAATGCGCTAGTGCCGCCTAATCGTAGTTCGGAATCATGCTTACCCCAAAACCGAAACATCTCGTACTTTGAGCAATTGTTTGGATATACCTTTAAGTATGACCTTTCGACACTAACCCGTACATTGTTGGGTACGGCTACGCCGCGCGCACTTACGCAAGCATCTATAAAAGCATCCTTGTCAATAATGCGTACAGTACAGCCTAACGGGTCAGTACATGAATCTACGGCACTTTGTATGGCTACCCTATTGGATTGTGCCGCTGGCAGGGAATTGGTAGAACTAATCCCGGTTACAGTGATGATGGTCGGAAAGGTGAGAGAATAAGCATTGAAAGACAACGCCAGTAACAATGGTAACAGTATTTTTTTAAACATGGTTTTCCTTTTATTGGTTAAATTTAAGCCTTATCTATGGAAACGATTTTTACAGATTGGAATTCATCCAAGATGGTTGCCAGTGCTTCGGCTTCATTCGCTGTATCAATATAAACCGTCTTAAGTTCTTCGTAATTCCTATCATTCATTGTCCCGAATTTTGTTTCGATCAGGATATTTACTTTAAATCTCATGGCTTCACCTATTGATTTTGAATTAAAGTTGCATACGTTCCATAATAGTAATTACAGTTCATATAGATCGTATAATTTTCAACGCCCTTATGTGCGGCAACCGTTCCCGTGTAGGCGTTTTTCATTACGTAGACGTAATAAATGCCCTTTCCCTTAATTAAAGATGTCTCGATTGATGATTTGTTGCAATTAATTGCACCGCAATTTTCCAAGCCATCTACAATATCAGAAACCAAAGGTGAAAAATAAGTGCCCTTTTTTATGTATGTAGTAATGATTGGAATTTTTATTGGTGCGTTATCGCTGACTGCGACAGTTGCCCTGTCGGTATCATTTGTATTTGATGAGCAATCAAGTTGATATATGTCAATCGCACTTACTCCGCTTCCAGACACACCTACACTGCCATTAACGGTTATGAATCCAGTGAAGTTATCAGCTCTCCATTGCCACGCACTAGCCTGGAATGATGCTATAAAAAGCAATGTAAATAATAATCTTTTCATTTTTTATCCTCTATTTTAATAGTAATTTTGACTCTGCAATCCTTCGCCGTGTAAGCCCACGTAACACCGTAAGAACACCATTTACCTTGGCCTTGTTCCATTTCAAGATGCTTTTGCTCGCGCCTTCCCAGTCCTGCATCCCGACCAACCGCCTTAACGATGATTTTTCGTAGTTCCCTAACCCGCAATTATAACAAAAATCAACAATTGCCGCTTGCTGTGAAGGGGTGGCCTTGTCAAGTTTGTATGACAGCCTTAACGCGCCGTCCCAATACTTTTCCATGTCCTTTTTTAAAATGTCGTTAGCCATTTGCAAGGTGATAAAGTCGCCTTGCTTCACGTCTTCGGTATGCCCATAACCGATAGTCCATACTTTTGCCGGGCATAGGTAGGCGTTAAGCTCCAGCCCTTCGAATTCTTGTATCAATAACGCAAGTATTTTTAATGCTTCCTGGTTCATCTATCAGCCAATTTATCAAGTTTTAGGAACAATGCGCCTAACTGCCTACTAAGCTCATCCTTGCGTTCTTCAATGTCATCCAATTTTTTAAATATCGCGTTGTTGAAATTGATGAAGTCCTCCCTGGTAACATACTTCCCAGCAACCAGTAATTCAATGTTCTGTACCTTGTCGGCAAGTTTTGAATCGGCTTGCTGTAAGTCTTTCAAAGAACTGTACAGGGTCTTAAGCACCCAGCCCATGCCAGTGAATAGCCCGCCTATCAGCGCGTTCACGGTATCTTGCTCAATTACCATCATTACCCCCGGTGCTGTCAATTGTCGTTTCCATGCCTACAGCCCAGCCATGTATCAACCGTTCGCGGTCGTATAGCTTTTGGTAGGTTTGTTGTGATAGGCATTTAAGCTCATCTGAGCTGATCTTAGGCAATGTCGGGCGTGGGTCATGCGTTAGCCTTACTTTGATGTATTTCGTTTCTGTCGTTGTGCATCCTGCCAACAATAGCGCAATGATAAGAAACCTCATAACGTATCGTTGTCGAAGTAATCACGCGCACCCATATCAATGCGGCCTTGGTTTTCCTTATGCTTCGCCTCAAGGTTAATCTTTGTCGTCTTGTCTGCAATGTCAGCAAGCCGTTGGTGTTCTATCACCATGTTGGCCTCATCCTGCAATATTTTTGCCTGACGTTTTTTTTCATCATTAAGTTCTGCTTCCTTGGCCTTGTATGCCAAATAAAGCGATACGATTGCAACCCCCATTGCCCCTACTACTGCCAAAAACATTTCCATTATCTAACCTCCACTTGTTTAGCGTCCGGTGCTTTATTAAGCAATGAATCAAAACCATATCCAGATAACCCTGCCAACCATAGCTCATGGAATGACGGGAAATCTTCGCCTCCGGTAAAAGACAATGTTATTTGTGATGCAAATATTGCCCCCAACGCCAAAAGCGTTGATTTGTAATCGCCACGGATATATTCCAAAAATGTGCAATTTGTAGTATTGTCTTTATGCCGTTTTTTATAGTAATGAAAAAAAGCCCCTATAAGCCCTACCACTATATAGATTACTGCGTTGATGTACTGCATCATACCACCCTCCCATAAAGCAATATTTCAATTTTGTAGTTTTTCAAAATAAATTCCTTACCGCATTTTTGGCAGTCCCACCGGAATATTTTGTTAAAAATATACCAGTGGTTATGCCGGAACTCATGCTTGCAGTTATATTTTGAATCCGCTTGCATGTGTAGTTTTTGTATTGCCGCTAATGTTAAGCGCACCACCTGTTCCTGTGTTGAACAAGGCATAAAATTCTATTGTATCACCAACGGCAAGGTTAATTAATGCCGTAAAATTCGCAACTGGAGTACCAATTGCACTTGAATCGTTAAGAACCCCGCTTCTTCTGAATTCAACGCCATTTTTGTAAATTATTGGTACAATTATTGCTAAAAAAGATGTAGCTGGTTGTACGCCAACTGTAAAACAATAAACCCCAGCCACCTGGCAGGTGAATGTCGAAGAAGCAAATACGTTATCAGGGTCAAATTCTTCTGTTGAAAAAGTTATTTTTGTTACAACATCCCCTGTTATTGCTTGGTTAACGTTGTTTTTGTTTACGCTAAAAGCATATCTCTTTCGATCTGATTCGGTAAACCCCCACCTTTCCCACCATGTTGGCGAGGTACTTGGCGTATGGTTTATGTTTGCTGCCTGTAGGCTTCGGTATGTTTTCCCGTCGTCTCCTATTATCCTGTCACCAACAATATATGTTTCCGCCGCGTCATAATCGCTTATCCCGCGCCGACTAAAATAACGTACTGCGTTGGCGCAAAAATTAAGTATCCAGTTAAACCGCTGTCTGCTTGGTGGGGTTGCGCTTAAAGGCCAACCGACATCTATTTCGCCGTTAGTTGGTTGCGTCTTGTCGCCGCTGTCTGCCCATGCAGGCAGGACAGGTGGTTTGATTATTGCCATGTATTAAAACTCCTCCGAAAAGACCCCGCCGCCAGAACCTGCGCCTTCTTCGATAAACGAAAGTGCGCCAGCTTGGTCAGAAAAGCCGAAATGGTTATTTATCACAAATGTTTCTTTTTGGTTGATTCTCACGCCCATTGGCCTTGGCAATATGTCAAGGTTAAGCAAGGCTTTTTCTGCGAACGTTAGGTTGCGGCCTATCGCTATGTCAAAAGTCATATCAAGGTTGTCGTCAATTATAATGGTATCCGTGCCAAACAAATACCTTAAGCCAGCAATCAAGTCTTCGCCAGTGCCTTTAGAATGGTTTTTTATTATCTTTGCCCGGATTAGCTGCCTATATTCTATGTCATTAAGAACTGTGCTTGCAGTACTTGACTCGCCTTCTTCCCTAAACCTCGCCCCTTTTGAAAGGTCGCCATCCTCACCAAAAACAATGCCTACAGGCACGCTGTCTGAAAACCCGAAAAAGCTTAATGCAAGCGAGCTTGGTATTATCCTGCTTATCCCTACTATATAGCCGATGACATCAAGGTTAACCCCTGTTGCCGTGTCTATGTCGGTTATTTTGCTGACATCGTCAAGCGTTTTTTCAAGTGTGTCGTTATAAGCCAATATTGCACGTAAGAATGCAATAAACTTTGTGCTTTCATAATATTGGGTTGCCCTTCTGCTTAGCCCAATATCAGTATGGTTTATAAGCTCGTGGCTCATGTCACATTTACTATAATGTTGGTTATGTCAAACGTAGCAAGTTCGTTATAAGCTATTGCAAGGTTATTTTCAAGCGTAGGTGATGCAGAAAAACCAAGTAATAGTGTCGTAACTGAATGTCCTGGAACGCTATTTACTGGCTCATATAATCTTGACTGTATCACCTCAACGCCTATGCTTTGATGCAATAACGACCATGCGACTATTGCCGCCTTTATGTCGTCCGCCCCTGTTGTAGGCCATCCGAATTTTTGCACGACGTTAATTATCAAAAACACTGGCTTTAATGTCGGTCTGTCAAATTTAATTGTATGCGGAAAACCAAGGCTGTCGTTTACCGATACCGATACCGCACCTTGCAGCCCACATCCCAACGATTTGCGAAGCCATATTGACTGGGCAATATCTGCATCAATACCGCCTTGCACAATTACATGGATGCCATGCGGCAACGTGCCGTTTACGTCGGTAATGTCGGTATTGTTTTCAAGCACGACCGCTTGAACCACGTTTGGGTCGTTTGACAGGTCGCCATAAAGCGACTCAACAAGCGATTGTGCCGGGGTTGAAGTGCTTTTTTCTCTGCGTATGCGTAATTGTTCGTCAGTTTCTTCCAGCCTTCCAGGGACAGCCGCCGTTAGGTTGGTCACTGTTTGCCATCCAAATATCGGGCTTCCAATTTTTGTAATTGTGCCTATGCCTGCTGTTTGTGCGCCAAAAACAGTCGCTTGCGCTGATACGGTTGCAAAACCAGTGCCGTCTATATTGCCATTAACAAGAGTGGTATAAGTTTCGTTTGTGGCGGGATTCACAACAAGGCTTCCTGCTGGGACAATAGTGCCGTTAGTTCCGCCAAGCGTTAGGATTACGCTTGTATAACGTCCTTCAAGAATTTTTATGCCATTGAATTGTACAAGCCTACTAAGGGCGACCCCAGTTGCTGACTGTGGGTTAAACGAATGGTAAACGTCCTCGGCAAGCATGGTGAGGTCGTCTTGTGACCCAGCAAAAATACCCAGCATTTGCCCGTCTGTGGTGTCTGGCTCAAGATCTATATCCGAGCCAAATATAGCGATCATTTCATCTTGTAAATCAGCAAGGATTTCATCCAGCCTTGTGCGGTCAAACCCAGTGCTTGTTAGTTGCGTCATACCGTCACCTTGATATTGTCGGTTGTTCCGTAAATTGTTGACACTGTAGATGACACTACCAGCTTGCGCGTTTCTCGATCAAAATCCATACTAAAATTCCTCAATTCATCAACCCCATCAGTGTCTATAATTGTTTGCTTTATGTATGACTCTGCCAGTGGCAAGTTAGCTGGCTTGACCATGATTTCTTGCAAGTACGGCACGCCTGCGTCAACATCCAAAAACCATTCTTCACGCAGCAATTGTAAACGAGTACGGACATTTTGTGCCACCGCCTCTTGGTCTCTGGCATAATCCGAAAGGCCATGCCCGAAGCTTATGTCAAAGTCATTATTAAGCCGCCTTACAATCATTATACCACCACTCCTGTCTGTCCGCCGCCTGTGGTGACACCGCTATGCTTGTGCGTCTCGTCTATCCTATGCCCGTTTGCGGAAACTTGCCCGTTAATGGTAAGGTTTCCGGTTATCGTTATGCCAGAGCTGCTAAGGTTAAGCTTTACAGTGCCTGCCCTATTCCGTATTTCCGCGCCATTGGTCGCAAAGCTGGCTAATTTTTTTGGCTGTGAATTTACTCCAACAAATGCAAATGCGTCGCTTAGATCATGCTGCCTATAATCCTCTGGCTCGCTTATTTCACCATCCATTGCCCAGCCGTCAATGCAACGCTCAGAAAATACCAGCACGCACTCGTCGCCAGCAACAACGGGAAAAGTAAGCATAAAGCCACCACCACCAGGAAATATAACGGGTACATCAACGCACATTGGGAGGTTAACCGCGCCTGTTTCATTAAAAATCCTCTTTATTGCCGGTTGCACTTCGGCGGTTTGTGTTGCTGGATTAAAGCTATGTATTATCCCTGGCAAGCATGTATGGGTGTCTTTCAATGCAGAATCTATTGCAGAATGCGATACATCCTCAAAGTTCGCTATGGTTGCTTTATTGCGTTCAAGCTTTATTGATTCGTCAGACATTTTTTTAAGCCCTGCTTTTTGGTACTGTTTCGTTTATTCCCACACATTCTAACTCAGAATACCAATCATTTGCCCGATTGTCGCCTTTATGGTTGATTTTTATAAGCTTATAAATTCCATCAGGGTCTTGCCTTACAGGTTCTTGTTGCACTGATTCCTTCTTTTCCCTAGGTACGGCAAGGCTTTGCGGCTTGTTGCGCTTTGCCTTTATGTCGTTATTGTTAAGGTGTATTGCACCGTTTATCTTGTATTGCGGGTTTAGCAGTGTCTTTACCGCTATTCCACGGTCATTCGTCTCTGGTGCTGACAGCATCCCAGTCTCTGAGTTGATTACTATCGCCTCATCAGGCAATACATCGTCTACGTGCACAATGGTTAGCTGACCATCTTGTATCGACCAATTAGCACCGTTACGTATCGCCACTTGCTTTATTACGTCCCTTGTGTTTCCGCTGACAACCTTCCCGCGTCTACGGCCTTTTGTCTTTAGCTTAACATGCCCTTTCGTTGTCTTCTTAAAGCTACCAACGGCCTTATCTATCAATTGCTCGTCCGTAGTCCCGGCTGCCAGCGTTTCGTTTATGGTCGCAGTCTTGTAATCTTCGTCACCGTCGCCGCCCTCGATCTCGGTTATGTAATCATTCCCTTGTCGGTAACGATAGACATATTTTATTGACCCTGAGAATATTAACCGCTCTTGGTCTTCATACCCTGCACGTACAATTATGTCCTTGAATTCTTCCTTTATTTTCGCTTCATTGGCTGGGTTAAGGTTGTATATTTTAATTATTGCGCTGTTCGGTATGTCGTCAACAGTCTTTGTAATATCAAATGATATGCGTAGCCTGTCAATCACTATGCCCTCGTCTTGCGCCCCAACAAGCACACTGCATACGCGTTTCCACTGCCTTGACATTATACGGCCTCGTCCTCGCTAAACCATACCAGGGCGGCGTTGTCGGTAAAGCCGCTAAAGTTAGCGTCAATGCCAGACTTGCGTTTGTCGTACACCATCATCTTTCCTATCCCAAAATTATAAGGGCTTAACAGCTCCTGACCAAGCACTAGTGGGATTCCTTGGATAAGTACGGCCTTGGATACTTCCTCCGATATGCCCAACGTCCATAATTGCGAACGCTCGTTGTACTGGAATTTAAGCCTGTATTTTACGTTCCCGAACTGTATCACCTGTTCTTGTGCAACCGATTCAAGTATGGGTATTTCTATTATCACAATAAATTCCCTAGACCTGTTTTGTACAATAATGAAGACGGTTTTTTGGTTACATCGTTACCCTTCACCTCCCCTTTATCAACTATTGCCGATGCTTGCCTTGCCGCCGCACCTGGCCTTGGAGTGGCCTGTTTGTCTGAAACAACCTTTGACCCTTTCCCTGATTTTGACGACTCAGAATTTGCCTTGACTTTTGATGACTTGTATTTAACTGTTTGCGTATTTACAATGATAACTTCCCGGAGGTCTGCGGTAAACAACAAGACCCCAGCCGTGTCTTTATCCTGTGATGCCTTTATGTTAGTGCAAACCATGTTGCGGTATAGTTTAAGCCCGGTTTGTACGGCAAATGGTTCTGCTGACCTTTGCAATTCTGTAAGCATACGCAAGGCATTTATCGGCCTATTATTGCCGTCGCCAGAAAAGCTATTTGCAATCCTAGTACCTAATGGGCTGTCGCTTACGCCAGCACTTATTGTCAACTTTATTGGCAACATAAAAGCATGGTCACTTACTACAACACCTGATTCCACTGGATTGTCCGTAACCTGCAATTCGTAGTCGTGCGATTCCTCAAAGGTCGCATCAAAAGCAAGTCCACCAATCGAGCGTATAATTGATGTCGATACCGGCATAGCTATTGCGCCACCTGTGATTTATGGTTTCTTGCCGCATTTCGGTTTATATTGCCCATCGCCTTTTGAACCTCTTGGCCTGCCTTTACAGGGTCGCTAGATTTGATATGTATGGTGTTGTTTTGGTGCGTTGTGCTATGGTTTACAGTTGATGACGTGCTGTTGCTTCCTGCGCCACCAATAACCCCGCCCTTGCTGTTTATGCCATTGCTACCAACATTGCCCACAACGCCGCCTTTACTGTTTAGGCTGTTGTTTCCGCTTGAGGCTTGGGAATAACTTGGATTTCCGCCAAAGCTTGGCAAGGTTGGCAACCTCATGCTTGCACCGCCGCCAAAACCAAGGCTAAACAATGATTGCGCTTTTTCTACGAACATAACCACTTTGGCTATGCTCTCCCCTATCCATACCCCAACCTGTACAAAAGCATCCTTAACCGCCATTGCAGCAGCGGCAACTGCATAAACCTGCATGGCAATTTCTGGGTATTTTGAGAGTATTTGGCCTATTACAGAATCGTTGCCATCAGCCCAGTTGACCATGTCGTCAACAATCAACAAGATTGCTGCGGATATTGCGGCAAGTGCAACAGGGACAAGCAAAGCCCTTGCCCAGAACAACAGCATTGCAACACCTGCGGCTTGCAATGCAATGTTCATGTCCATAAACCCTGATATTAAAAATTTCGTGACATTGAACAATGACATGCCTACGTTTATAAGCCGCATTATCCAGTCACCAAGGAAGGATACCGTGCCTGTAATAACTGACAACACCCGGTCTATGGCAAGGCCGATAAAATCCTTGTTTACCATTATCCATGTGCGGAAATTGTCGATAAGCCCACGCAATGATGGCATAAGCTTAATGGCGATTTGCTCTTTTATTGCCTTGAACAAAAAAAGCATCCTATCCATAGAGTCTTGGAACATGCCGGCTTCTTTGGCATCTTTTTCGCTGACTATGCCAAACGCCCTGGCTTCCTCGCGCAATGCGGCAATCCCTTCCTTGCCTTTTTGCAGCAACGGTATCAACGACCTGTCTATCCCTAGCTTTTCTGACATTGCAATCTGTTCTTGCCGAGAAAGCCCTTGCATCTTTTCGGCTATCTCTCCCAGCAATGTATCGAAAGACTTTACTTTGCCATCCGCACCTTTTGCCTCAAGCCCAAGCTTTTCGAATATCTTTGCCCCACGCCCAATACCTATGACCGCTTCACCAGTAACGCGGTTAAGCCCACCGACTGATGACTTTATGGCATCAATTGAAGACCCGCTAAGCTGTGCCGCATGGCCTAACTCTTGGACGGCTTCTATGGCAACATTTTCTTGGTCTGCCCAGTCGCCAAGGTTGTCGATTGATTCTGCAACATGGACGGTAAACGCAGCCAGCCCAGCCGCCGCGGTGACAGCGACAGCACCGAAAGCCAATGCAGCGTTCCTGGCGGTCTTTAAGTGGGATTCAAAGCTTTGCAGCCCCTCGTCGTCAACTTTAAAGCCAAGGGCTACAAAAAAACTCTCTATTGGCGAACCGTTCAATTTTTCAGATCCTCAAACCTGCGTTGATATTCTTCTGACTCATCCATTGCCTCATGAAAATCCGCCAAGTCGTTAATGGTGTAAGTGCCGTCCTTAAGCTGTGCAAGCGTACATAATGGCGGATCCCGCATTATAGGCCGCATAACGTACCAGCTAATATTTGCCGATTCGATTATTTTTACCCTTGTTTCCCTGCGGGGATTAAACCGGAGGGGATTGCGTCCAAAAAATCGGAAAAATTATACCTCAACGCAGCAGTGAACACCGTCCATAATTCCTTATTGCGCCCGGTGAACGTGCTGTTTATTTCAACACGCTCCCCGTTACATGAAACATATTTAAAGACGGTTTCCATTGTTTCAATAAGTTCTTTTGCATCCATGCGGGTAGTTATAAGCCCTATTGCAGCCGCACCGATTGCCTTTGCATCAGAACCTCCGTCAACTTCGGTAAGGCTCTTGAACAAAGGCTCACCGATCACTTTTGCAATGGCAACTTCGACGGTGATTGCCTCTATTGCCGGTAGCGTACCAAAACTGTATGTCCTATCTTTTATGGCTAAATCTTTATTCATGATTCCCTCGCATTTTTATAAAGCCAAATCATACCACATTAACCAATAAATGACCCCAACAAGCTAGGGTCGCCAGAAAGCAGATCAAGGCGTTCGACGACAAAAGACCATTCTATTGTCTGTCCGTTTTGCCCCCTCATCAAATCGGCTGGTTTTTTGATATATCCCTGCGACCCAGACCCAACGTCATTACGATAAGTGTCCTGGAACAGGATTTGTATAGGCTTGAACCTTACGCCGCGCCCTTCTTGCAGGTTAAGGAGCTTTGTAAGGTACTTGTTGCTTGATGATGTTTGCTGTAATTTTATGACCACCTCACCTGAAAAATCAGCAGAAAGGCTAACCATCATGTTTCCGTCTGCGCCTATCTTGTCCGATGCAGAATCGGTGCGGCGTTTCATGTCTATTACGTCGTCGCCATCGGCAAACCCCGTTATCTCAACGCCGTTAATCAATAAGACGGTGTTTAAAAAGCTGTAAGTTCTCATTAATCATTGCTCCTTAGCGTTCAAAAGTAATTGTGATGTCTGCAAAATGTATCGCGCCCGCACCTTTGCATATTGCCTGTATTGGAGGCGATTTCCTTGCTTCCCTGTCAGATTGGTTTTGGTCGCGCACAGGTTGTGCAAACACGTAAAACCCCTTTGGCAAATAATCCCCTGATTTTACTTCTCCAAGGTCAAAGCCGTTCCATTGCCCTTCGGCAAGCAAGCCATTCCTTACCCCTTCGCGCAATGCGGATTCCACTTGAGATACGATAGCGGCAACGCCCCTATCGGTTTGCGGAACTTTTGTTACCCTTGTAAGCAAATAACCAAAAACATTTGTTTCAACTGCGTTTTGCAGCCAATCAAGCCCGTGGCGTTCGTCAAAAAATTGGCCGCTAGCCATGATACCTTCGGCAAACATAACGGAATCACCAAACGTAGTATAGTAGTTTACGTTCTTTGCCACCAAAGTGGTACGTTGTGTTTCGGTCAATGTTGTTGGTGTGTTTCCAGGCATTTGCTTGAATTTCAACGTAATAGTGCTGTTTTCTTCGTTGAAGTTTACGGTGAAACCACGCGCAAATGCCCCGACTATCATATAGTCGTCGTTATCATCCCAGACGGAGAATGTACGGCTATATAAGCTTGTTTTTAAGAACGAACCAATATCAGCCGTTACAGCAGGGTCTAGTACATTGCTCGCCTTGGTAGTAAAACCAAATACCTTAACCCTTGCCTCAGCCCATGCCGCCGCATCCTTAAGGTTTGCTTCGGTAAGTTCTTTGGTGAAAGTCATTCCATACCATGACTGGCTTATATCCTGTATCTTGTCAAGTGATGTTGTGACCGACTCAGCAGCAGACCCTGTTGTTACAACACCAAGGCCAGCGGCATTTGAGGCAAGCAATGTGCTTATGTCAACCGGAGAACCTGCCCCTGTTGGGGTCGTGGTAAACGATACGGTGGATGTGGCCCCGGTCGTACCAGACCGTATGATAAAGCGAGTGCCATCAAATGTACATGTTGCAGAAGCTGCGACAATTTGCAGCCGTGTTTGTATCAATGCCGCTGCTGCGTTGAACGAAGCTGCGCCGGACAAGTTGATTGTGGTTACTTGCTTCAACAAGCCATCAATGGTAATGTCAAAACCACCGTTTGTTATTGCGTTAAATGCCGCAATATCCTTGTTGTATCCTACCCCTGCCAATAGCTCCCCAGCTACCGCGACATCAAACCTGCGGCTTATCATGAGCGTTACTGGGCGTGGGGACTGGCTAAAGAACACCTGTGCCGCCTTGTATTCTTCGTCTGTGCTTTGGAAATCAGCAGAAACGCCTTCCATGTCGGAATATGACCTTATCCTGTTGCCTACTGGCAAACGTGCGCTATTCCCGATAATGTTAAGGATGCCAAAACCTTTACGCTGTGGAAACGTAGCGGAAGACTGTATTTTTACGTTGACTACTTTTGATACTGCAATTGACATAATTAATGTCTCCTTTGGTTATGGTTCTAAAATGGTCTTTACCATTGTTTCGCTTTCTGTCGAAATGCTTATTGGGAATGTGCCATAAGTCCCTATTACGCTGGTTTCTTTCGCTATTATACTGATAATCATTGGTATTTGTGCGCGTTCTTCCCAAAACGTATTGATTACCATGCTTATGTTCCTGGCATCTCCAACGCTTATCAGTCCAATCCCGTTAAGCGCAAACTTATCTGCTGCTGATTGTAGTTGAATCCTTGCGCGCAAACGCTCGGCAAAGGTAACTGCACCGTCCCTAAAAAATTGTATTGATACGCTTGCCTTGCGCTCGCCTTGTGCTGTTTGTGTAACGTTAAGCGGCAAGGTGTCTTGCCACTTTGAATCATCCCATCCATTGCCTGATATCTTGTCAACAAGCACAGTCGCAAAAGGCAGGTTTCCGGTCGGTTGGTTGGTGTTTGCAGGCATCACTTGATGCTCTGGCATCCCCATTTCAGTACGTATTATATTACGTATGGTGGCGTTTATTTCGTTTAGCGTCATGAATATGTCCAACGTGCAAACAACTTATTGAGTGACGCAACTATCCTTTGCACAAGTTTAGCCGACATTATAGAATGACCTGTGGTTGACGGATGTACGCCATCATTGGTGTAAATTCCACGGCTCAATGTCTTGGCAAAATCAACCCCAAAATCAACTAAATCAATAAGCCCGTCATAAGGGTTTGCTGCAACATAAGCATTATATGCGGCCTTGATTGCAGCAATATACACCGCAGAATTTGTGTTGTTTGCTATGCTTGTGTCATAAAGCCCTGGCGGTATTATCAGGACTATAGCCGCATTTTTTGCGGCATTCCTGAGCAATGTCAATCCTTGTAATATGCTTGCTTGCGTATGAGTCACATTTGCGGCAAACCCACAATCATTGGTTAAAAGGTTTATTATGATAAAAGATGGCTCTTGTCCAAGCTGACCATACGCGCTTATCTTTCCGTTTGCGTCAAGAAGGCTAACACCTTGGTCTATCTTGTTCCAACGGCTTAAGTCGTCCCTATAGCCAGTGCCGTCAGATTTGCAATAAGCAGGAACGTCTCCAAGGGCATTACCTACAACCGTCCAGCCAACGCTTGAACATGCATTTACACATAAATCATACCCCAACTGCTCCAGCATGTTGGAAAGACCAAAAGTATAGGTATGGATAAAAGACCCTACCCCGGAATTTGCAAGCACCCCCTGAGTAATGCTGTCTCCGCTGATTAATCCCCATGGCATAGGTGTGGATACATCTATTTCAATAGAACCAAGGTCAAGCAACAACCCGTTTATTCGTACGGTGTTTACCCCGTCGTTCCACCTGTAATTGTTTATGCTGTTTGATACATATACTTTTAACGTATTTACAGAATTTGGAATAACGCCATTTACTGACATATTTCCAATGGCAGGGACTGCGTCGGTAAGCACGCCGTTTAAATAAATGGCAAATACGTTAGTGGAGCTTGTATTTGGCTCAACCAATATGCTGCACGTTGGGCTTGCGCTTGCCGTCCATTTGTAAGTGAACCATGCACCGATGTTCCAGGTTTTTCGCCATAGCGCACCACCCCTACCAGCATTGTCTTTCCAATTACCGGGCGAAAACCTACCTTTTGTGATCGGTACAATGTTGTATACGCTTGCAGTAAAGCTTGTGTTTGCTGGGTTTGAAAGAGTGCCGCTGTTTGTGTAGCTGATTGTTTTTACGCCAGCAGAACCAGGGGTATAGGTGAACGACCCAGGCAATGTTTGCAATGCTGCCAACACGATTGACGATGGCGTAAACGTGCCGCCACCGCCATTGTCTGATGGCGTTATGGTGGTGTCCGCAAACACCCCGTCATTGTTCGGGTAAATTAGGAACGCACTGGACGCAATGTTGACCGCACCAGATATTTGTGCCGTAACCGTATAAGTTGTGGCTTCTACCGGAGGTTGCTGGTAGGTGTCAACAGCCGCTATCCTGCCAATTCCTACAGGGTTTACGCCATTTGCGTTGATTCCAAATCCTGGGACGCCAGCGATGTTCTGTAGCTCAGGGGTGGCATCGACTATCGTCATGACGTTGCCGCGTTGCGAACCGTCCATGTTGCGTAGCGTATAGGTCAATGTGCTGGTTGCCGCATCTGTCTGTACGACCTCGACATCCAATTTATATTGTGTGCCTGAAACCGTAGTAGTTCCTGTGGCGGCATTGACAAGCGTTTTTAATACTCCGTTAACACAAGGGTAAAGCCGAAAGCTTGACCCGTCTTGAGCAATAAATGGGATATACCCAGTAAACGTCGATTTTGCATGGTTTCCGCGTAGGTAACAAAGCAATGTTGGGCTTGACAATGGGGCTGCAACAAAGGTTAATACAAACCTTGAGTTGCGTTTTGATTCCGACAACGGCCTCATCATGCGGGCATTTAGCCAAGGGTTGGCAATGATTGATGTCTGTCCTATCAGGCCACTGGCCAATATCTCGTTTGTGTTGCCGCCCGTTTCTATCCAGCCATCATAAAGCGTTTCCCCCTGTGCTACAGACGGTGTCGCTATCGCAGGGAATACAGTATTGGTGAATAAATTCCAGGCCATCAGTAGCTACCGAACAAGGTAGCACCTGCGTCTGGCGTGGTTATGGTTATTTTGTCCATTTTGCCAGCAATAAGGTTAGGCGCTGGAGCTACCCCAGCTTGCCATTTAATTGTGTTAGCGAACACATAAGGCAATGCGCCACGCAATATAAGCGTCACGGTCTGATAACGTCCTGACGTTCCTCCTGATATCGAAAGCGTGCATGTGGTGGTCAATGTAATGTCATAGCACACGTCGCCATTGCTAGGGATTATAAGCGATTGGCTTGCACCGGATGCCGGGATGGTAAGGACTGGTATTGAGCTGCTTGTAGGCTTTGTCTTACTCGCAGACGCGTTTGGATTATCAAGCGCAAGCAAATAATCGCTACCGTCCATTGCGCTTAATTCAGGGAGTTCTGCGAGGTATTGTGAGAATGCTTTTAGTGCCATGTATTTATTGCCCTATTAAAAAGTTACCCAATTCATCGGTAAGGATATTACCAAAATCATCAACAAGGTAATCAAACTCCAATCCCGTGTCTTCACATATTGCAAACCAATATCCGTAATCCTGGAATCTCTTTGTAAACGTTACCCGATACCTAAAATTATGGTGAATAATTTCATCTGATTCTTGTCCTTGACCGTCACTTATCATTATTTCTTGTGAGCAATAAACTTTAATAAATTTTCCGTCCCGCTCGCCTTCTGGCAAAAATTCTATAATGTCGTTTTGCGACGCGGGTTGTATGCACCCTACCCGGTTAAGGAATATCCCGTTACCCCTATGGTATTCCCCTTCTGCCACAAACCCGCCAGAAAAGCGCACTATCTGGAACGCAATAGCGAACAACGGGTCTAAGACTACCTCCGATACGTTTACCAGTCCGCTCATAGCTTAAACACGCCATAATAAAACAAGCTTGAAATTATCCCGCCTATAAATGCGACAACGCTGGCAACAATAAATAGGGCGTGGAAAAAATATGCCTTGCTTGTCATTTCTTGTCACCCAACTCATAGCTTACCGATTGCCGCATTTGCCCGGTATCAACCAATGGCTTGCTGCTTCCGACAGACCTGCGTTTACGTGCCGCTATGGTGGCCGGAAGTATAGGAGCAAAATCACCTTGGTTAATGTAATCTTGCACGTTCCCTTTTGCCATTTCGCCAAGCTGCATCAATGCTGTGTCAAAATCAGTTTCGCCGTTCAATATCCTGACCAAATTAACCTTGTTAAGCCTTGCTTGCCCTTCCTTCCCGCCCTCTATCCCTGCCTTTAAGAAAGGTCGTTCAGGTATCCCGGCACTAGGTGCGCCATACTCATGTACGCTTGCTATAAATGCCATCGACGTGCCATCAGGGCTGTGCGTCTTACTGCTTGGAAATCCGACTTGTACGACACGCTTGGATTTTTCAAGCCGCTTGCGTAAAGCGGATATTCCTTTTCCATTAGTGTCAGAAAATATGCTAAGTGAAATTCCCATGCTTAATCCAAGTCTACAATATGACCGCAGTAATTTGTTTTTTTATGGTGATGGTGGCGGCCTTGCATGTGTACTTTTTCTTGCAAGTCACGAACAGCCATCGTAAGCAACTCTATTTCAGTTTGCTTTGTTTCAAATTCTTCCTTTACCCACTCAAACATATTTTCTGCTGTTTTTTTGGGTTTTTTCTTTAAAAAACTTAACATCTATCCCACCATTTTTATGTTGCCCAGTTATGCAGCAGTTGCCCCTATGCTTACAAGCCTAAGCAGCCGTAAGTATTCTTGCCCGTATAGAGTCTTAAAGAACGGGCTGTCTTGTTGCGATTTTCCATTGCCAATACCCGTGCTATTGCCTCGTGTCACCGAAACGTCACCAACGGTCTTGCTTGTCCATTGCTGTGCATTCGATATTGATGAGCTACCAGGAAATGCGCCTGCTGCGTCGCCAGAAGCAATGTAATTTGCCATAGCCATGTTGTGGGCAACATAATTAGCTATCCCTACAACATAGCAACATCCCCAACGGCACAAATCAAAGGCACAATCCGCATCGTCAATAAAGAATTGGATACGCGCGTCAATTTCGCTTGCAAACTCCGGGAAACGTATTTTAAATTCTGCCGGTGTCATTTATTTTGCTTTTTTGTCTTCTACAACAATTTCAGGCTCATTAGCAACGGCTTCAAGCGTTTTTGAGTCAAACCAAAACACCACGACAGGGCTTTCGGAGACTTCTTCAAGCGCATTTTCCGGGACATCCAATGACCCTTGTATAATGGTAAATTTACCCTCAGAATCCTTGCCTTCAACCGCCATCGGTATCGCAAAAGACCCAAACGAGCTATTGATGGTTATTTCCTGCATCGAATTATTTTTAATAATCATTTCTTGCTCCAAAGATTGGCGGGGGAATTTCTCCCCCCGCGTTAGGCTAAACAAATTATAACTTACAATCCATCCATATAATACGCGGATTTTGGGTATCTGAATTCCACGCCAGAATATTTGTACTCGCCAGGGACTTCAACGCTCAATCCTACCGCTTGAGGAGCTAAAAAGCGCAGAGGCAATGGGATATGGAAAATTACCCTGTTAGGGTTTTTGACATAACCAACCATGCGCTTTGTAGAACCAGCACCGGCTGTATCAAGGCCATAACCCGGCATGATATTAAGCTGGATACCGCGCTCTGTGTTGGCGATATTGTTTTCTTTCACCCAGTTCAGGATTGTTTTACCGCCAGCGTAGTTAGGGTCTACCGGGGTTATCGCAATATATGCGTAAGAGGTAGGAGCCATGACGATATCTGTCGGGAAATCATTAAAAGCGGTATTAGTCCAGATATTCATTATCATGGTGTTAATGTCGCTTAAAATCTGCGTTGGGGTCTTTGGTCCTGTTTGCCATGCGCCTACTGGAGCATTGCCTGTAGGGACAGAGGCGTTATTGAACAAGCCGGTAATGTTTGAGCTTGTTTCGCCATTCAATGCCACGTCATTCATGTGGCGTTTAAAGCCTTCGATTGCAGCCCCTAAGCGTGTGGTGCTTAAGTTTTTGCGTAAGAAAGCGGAACGGCGCAATTCTTCTGCGGTATAGTCATAACCGATATTGCCGTACATGACAGGAAATGACTTGTCTGCATAGGCGACATCTACCAGGTTAATATCCTTGCCTTTGCCGGAGGTGCGTTTTCCGCGCCCTGCATAGTCGTAGATTTCATAACGGATAGTGTCTGCCCATTCACCGGCTTCATAACTGATCGGCAACAACTGCTCATATTGCATGGGTTGATACAGCTTTTCAAACGTTTGTTGTTCCGTGTAGGCCAATTGGCTAACAAGGAATGACAAGGCTTCTTGTGAATCGCGCACATTTACACCATCACCAACGCTAAGGCCGCGCTTTAGCTGGTCTGAGATTGCATTAAAAGCGGCATAACGCGAAGCGTCAATGTCAACCATTGACCCGTTTGCGTCCCTTACTTGGATTATCTTACTCATTTTTCATTGCTCCTTAACCAGAAATTCTGACAATGCCAACAGAGCCGGCTGTGGTTGTGGTTTCCCATTTTGCATTAGGAAGTACGATACGTCCAGCACCAGCCGCACCACCTGTAACGCCGCCAAGCTTTCCGGTTTGTGCGGTAATTGCAAGCACTTGGTCGTCGCGTGTTACATTTTCAAATGCCACGACATAAACATAGCCTTCGCGCACAATAGGCACTGAATCATACCTGTTGTATACCACGTTATTTGAAGCATCAGCAGGGCGTATTGCGTGGCGTGCTGAAATACCTATCAGTTTGTCGCCATCTGCCCCTTGTGGCTTGCAAGTATCGTCAGCAGCACCACGAGCGACGGCAACACCAAAATCAAGTGCCGTTGCGGATTCGTTGGTTTTGCTTTCGATTGTGTTTGGGTGCATGTTGACGATTTCGCCAGCATAACCAAGGTCGCGGAGCTTTCCGCCGTATGTGTTTAAGTCTGGTTTAGCCATGTTGTTTTACTCCAGGTTGTTGCCAAGCATCTTGGCTAGTCTTTAAAAATTTGTCTCTGCCTACAATAGAAGGCTTTGGTTGTTGTGCGGCAAAATGTTCGCCGTCGTTTGCCTTTATTTCTGTTTCTTCTATCAATGGCGCGATTGCATCAAAAACAATTTTTAGCAGGTCGCCAGATGGCGTGCCATCTTTTACGATAGACTTTGCCACGCTTGCCATGCTATTGTCTTGTGCCATCACAAAATCAACCACCTCACGCCTAACCGTTTCGCAGTCTTTACCAACCACTTCAATTTCAGGCTTAAGTTTCTTTGCAGTCCCGATCAGGCTCGCCCATTCAGCAACCATCGCATCACGTGCATGTGGCGTCATTACAGACTTCTTAAGTTCTGCAATTTCCGCATCCTTTGCGGCAATTTTTGCGCTATGGTCATTGGTTAGCGTTTCAACCGATTTGGTCAATTCGACCAAATCAGCATCTTTTCCGTCCAATGCCTTTTGTAACTTTTCAATGACAGCGGCGGCTGCGTCCGATACTTCGACCGGAATTCCGTCCACGACCATTTTTCTCAATGTAATATCAGCCATGTTCGGCTCTCCTTTCGTTATCGGTTCGGGGTTGTTATCAATGATAGAGCAAGCCGAACCACACCTTGCCCTATCAACTAAAGCCAAATGGTTGCCTCGTATGTTACGCTGTATACCATCATAAGCCTGTCCATTTATAACCCCCGGTGTCATGTCAAGGGTAAATGAGTACCCGTTTGACAATTGTTTTTTCCCATTCTGTATCGCTGATATTGCCGTTCCGTCTTTTACGGTAAGTTTTCCACATACGTGAGAATCGTTTTGCTTACGGACGTTGGTAAGCTCACCCTTTGCTATCTCCTTCCAATTGTCAACGGTCACATTAACATCAGGATGGCCTATCGTGATAGGCGCATTCTCAAAGCTTGCCAATGAATCTGGGGCAAACACTTCGGACGGCGGGCGGTAAAGCCTGATTATGTCGTTTGGCTTGAGCCCGTCCAGCCCGAATTCATACCCGTAATATTCCTGTATCCCAGTCCTGGCTATGATGCCGTCAGCTACAAGGTAGCCTTGTTCGGTTATCTTGCTTTTTTGCAATGGTATCGTATCATTTGCGTTGGCTATCATAGGCTTGCCTCCATTGCGTCAAGGTCAAAATACGGGATTGCCACGCAACGGCAATTTTGAACAAATGCGCCAGATGTGTTATAATACCCGTTTTTAGTCTGTAGATTATAAACATGCCCTTCATAATAGCAAGTAGCCTTATCGACCACGCTCAGAACCTTATATCTCAAGGCTTCTCCCTTCGCGCTATTTCCTCTGTCATAAACGTTAGCCCTGATGTCATTGGTAAGAAACTCAGGGCTAGGGGAATAAATACGGACACCCGTATTGGAAAATACCCCAACAATAAAATCACGCTTCCTCTTGACGAGGTCAAAGCCCTCTACGAGCAAGGCATAAGCCCCAATCAAATCGCTAAAAGGTTCGGGGTTGACAGGGGTGTCGTCAACCGTGAAATTAAAGGGGCTGGAATCAAAACACGCACCAGAAGCGAAGCAGAAAAGGTCAAAAACAGTAAAATGACTTTCGAGCAGAGACAACAACAAACAAAATCTGCTAACCAATCCGTCAGTGGAGTCAGGAAGACTTTGGAGGTACGACAAAAAGGCGCAATCACTAGACAGCATAGCCCATACGAAGGACATATCGGACGATGTGAAACCGATATATTTCATCTTCTTGCATGTGGAAACATAAGTTTCCAATACCAAGCCGCTATTGCAGGTTATAATATTGACTTCCTTGTCGGTAATGTCGCCGTGGAACTCTCCGCCTGTAACATTCGTTGGAAAAAAACAGGGAAACATATTTACAGAGCTGAACAGTTGTTCAAACATGGGATTAGAGTTTTTGGAATATGTTTCACCAACAGGGATGAATTGATTCATTTCTCCAATAATATTATCTCCGACATCAAAGAGTTTAGCGGGCTTACTTCCATCACGCCAGAATATAGGATGGTTAGGTGTACATCTAAGAATAGCACCGTTATCCAAAATCAACTCGGTCAGTTCGCCAGAGTAGAAACGCCTATAAAATTTCTCTATGAAAGGCGTTCCGTGCAATTGGTTGTCGCCTGAAAAGCAATTAATGTCCTCTCCAGGGTTTCCGGTTTCTGATGGTGGTGAATCCCATTTGAACACCTTTCCGTCATTTTCTGCGTGCGTTTCCCTAACGCGCTCATCCCCACTGGTAGACCAACGATAGGAGTCTATGCCTATGCTTGTTTGCCTGATACGGTTAAAACTCCCATTCATCTTGCTGATTTGGTCGCGTGCAATCAATTTAGCCCTATTTTCCGTTACATTCCCAATATATTTTACCACTTCCTTTAGTTTTTCATGCCTCGCGCCTTGGGCAACTGCGCTTGTGATGTGTTTTTCAAGCTTTTCAAAATATTGTTGCGGGATGGTGGTGATAAGTTCGACATTTTCTTGCACCGCCTTTTCAAGCAATGGTGTCAATTTATTGTCAGCCCTTAATATAGGCTCAATGTCTATGCCTACGGATTTTTTGAGTTCCGCCCTTAACCGTCCGTCCACGTTTGCCTTTGCGTTGTCTGCGGCAAAACGTGACATACGGTAGGCGGTCTTATACGGGACGTTGTTTTTTGCTGCCAATTCCTTGACTTCCCTTATTATTTCGCTGCTTGACAATTCGTCATTAGCAAATGATAGGCCATCTGTTCCGCCTATAAACGCTTGCTTGTCGATAAGCGGGACAATAATTTCATTTACTTGTCGCGTCAATTTTTTGACTAACGCCAAAAGATCGGCGCGGTAACTTGACTCTGCCATGCGTGACGGTCTGATTGGTTTGAGCGTGCGTTCCTTACGCTTAGTAAAACGGTCTTGGAGTGGGGAATTTTTTATGGCGAATTGTAGGCGTATCATAGCAAGCCCTTTGCCTTTAGCGATGTGAGTAGGTCATTACGCATCATATCAAATCGGTCTTCACCGCCGCACAAGCTAAAATCAATGGTCTCGTTTTCAAACCTGCTCCCAAACGGAATGATGGTAAGGTCTGTCGATTGCCCCGAACACGGGTCGGTAACGACAACTATAGCCCCTGGCGTTGTATTATACGTTATCCCTACATTAATTCCAAGCTTTTGTAAAGAGTTAACTATTGCCTTGCGCGTATAAGTGTCAAGACCAGAAAGCCTAGATTGTTGTACCAATATCCCTTGTGCTGATTTTGAGCCTGACAATGACTGCCTTATTTCCAAAGCCTGGGATGCGCTTGATATGATAACAACCCCGACAGACTTGGAATAAGAGCCTTCCTCAGATATTTTTATGCTTGTCAATACCGTGCTTGACTTGCTGCCATAACCAGACAGCGTACCTTTTATTCCGGTCAATTGAGCCAATGCCGTTATGGACAGCCTTGATGATGCGCCTAATCTGCGTAATGCCTGAGCTTGGGATACGTCGTTATTGGACAGCCTTGATGGCGTGTCAAACTGCCTTGTGTTGCCCAATTGCACCACGGAAACTATGTTTGCCTTGATAGAAGTAGACTGCGCTTTTGTTGCTGACCTATTTGTTATTGCTGAAAACAGTGATTTTATTGCTGACAAAGACTGCTTTAACCCCAACAATTGTGCGGCGCTGCTTATTATTATGACGGAATTGTTTTTTGTATAAGTTCCTTGTTGCGTTATGTCAACAGACTGCAATGCATCGCCAACGGATTCCTTTGTTTGTGAGCTTGCACTTGATATTTCTGACAATTGCGCGGCAATGGCAACCATGCTTGCAAAATACCCCACCTGCTGGCCAAAATAGAAAGCTTGCTCTGCAAGGCTGTTTATTACCGCTGAACCCGGGGAAAACGGCCTAAGCCATACGTCATTGCCTGATGGTATGTCCGTACTCCACAAAAAAACATCACCAACGGTGTCAAGCAAATTTACCGTTGCAGCCTCAAGCGTAAAATTAAAAGAACCGGCATTGCCTTGCCTGTAGTTCTCCATTTGGACTGTCAGCGAATTTCCGTCCGTGTCTCCCTGGTAATAGATATAGACAAGCGCGTTTTTGTTTTGGCTGTATACGGGTGGTAGGTTTCCGGTGTTTGTCGATACGACTGGTATCGTCTCGTTTATCGTACCCGTTATCTTTACATCGGCAAGGTTAAAATAGGTGCAATACAGCACGGCAATGCGTGGAGATGTGCTGCACGGAAAATTAAGCTTCATCCCAGCACCAACCGTATTGCCTTGGTTAAATGTTGTCTTTCCGTCTATCCCGGACAATGTAGGCGTGCCATCAGACCATGATACAAGCCTTGGCGATATGCCAAAGCTCGCAGACCCTCCGCCCACCAATGAAAGGTTTCCAATCAGGTTTCCGCCAAGCTTTCGCACAGTAGGCGCACCACTTGCTATCCCCCAATGCGCCCAATCATCCGCAAGCTTTGCGGTCAGGTCGATAGTATCAAAACTATCCCCTTGCACAAATATGTTGACGTATGCCAATTAGATGGCCTGTAACGTGTTTACGGTAGTCCCTGCAATGTCGGGGCTTCCTGCCTTATATGCCACAAGATAATGATTGGTGGCAGGATATTGGCTGCAAAACTCAAAATAACCGCCGCTGTCCGAAACCATCTGGCCAACAAACACGTCTTTTTCGGTGACAAAACCGTGGACGGTGCAATTTCCAAGAACCGCACCGCCCTGGTCTCTCGTAATGCCTATTATCTTTTTCTGCTGCTGTCCGCCGCCAAAGCCTGAATTTATGCGACCCCATGTTATTGCAGAACTTACAAGGCCGTCCCCACGGCTGTTAGGCCATAACAGTCCGTTTTCATATTTGTTTTGGATATTTTCTAGGCGATAAAAGTCGCTCCTTTCGAGCGTTATCTCAGCTTTCCTTTGCTGCCCACCCCCTACACCAAAAACGACGCTCATAGTAGCTGTACGTCCTTTTCTGGGATGATAAGCTTGGATTCTGGTTGCGAACTGTTGCGTATTGCATCCATTGCATGTTGCAATGCAGCAACGCACCATTTCTTGTCGCCCATTGGTGCTTGTATTGACATGGCACCGCTTTGGTGTATTTGGATCACAACCTCTGCCATTACTGGGTCGTTATTCATCGACAACAGCCCAAAAATCAACAGCCGCGCTGTTTGCGGTAATGTTCCACATCACAATAGAGCCGGATGCCGGGATGCCAAGGCCACGCGGGAAAGTGAAGATAACTATAGAGCCAATTGTCGCCGCAACTGCTGTGCGCCTGAAAAAGTTTGCAGGCACTGTCGGGGCGGTTGCCCACGCAACTGCACATGTTGTCAACCCTGTTGGTGCTGCACCGTCTGACTCGTCCAGCAGGGTTAGCGGAGATGTAGGCGTTACACCTATGGCTGCTGGCCTTCCTATTCCGTAAACCGACGCAGTGGCTGCTGCATTTGCAATGCCAATTTCATAAACTTTTGGCTTGTTTGTTGCCGCCGCCCTTACTTCCCATGACGGTGCTGCTATGGTGGTTACTGTCGAACGTTGTGCTATTGAATAAATCATTTCTTGTCCCCTTACATTTTTGTGACGTGCGTGTTTATGGTATGCGTACCACCAGCACCAACGTATGTTTCGACAATTATTTTTGATGCCATACAATTCGCCCCTG